ATGCAGACGGGGGGTCCTTTTTGCGAGACCCCCCGCCCCTATCCTTAAGAAGCTACAGAATCATCAGAATTCTGTGAAACTTTCTTGTAGATGCCGAGAATGTTGAGGTCAACAATCTCATTGATCGCATCATCGATAGCCACGGACTGGTCAGCATCCGACAAATCATCTGATGTCCGACAGATCCGAGCAAGGTAGGCAGAGGTATAGTAGCCTGCCTGTTGATCCCATGTATCCCATTCATCATACTGAGTGAAAGGATCGTATGGATTGTCAGTCGTGGTCAGCATGTACTCCATGACAATCCTCCTAACTCTCAAGAGATTTCTGAAGGGTCGACAAAGAAACTCCAAGAGCATCAGCAACCTCAGCTCGAGTAGCTCCGTTGGCGATCATACTCTTAGCCTGTGCCTGCTTAGATGAAGTCATGAGCTTCTGGGTTCGAGGTGTGGCCAACTCCTTGACTCGAGTGAGATCACTGTTGTTCAAGATCTTCTCAAGCTTGTTGTTGGTGATAGCACCCGACTGAATGGCTTCCCATTCCTTGTCGGTGATGTCTACCAGATCCTTACCTGCACCTGTTCGAGCTCTTGCTTCAGTCAGTGCTTTACCACTGATCTTCTTCAGCTCATCCCCATCCATGTCAGGGTTGGCTTGCTTCTTTGCTTTGATGACGGTATTTGCAACCAACTGTGCTTGACGTTCAAGCGGAGCATTACGCAACGCTAGCTTCAGCTTGGCATCGAGCGACTTAACCTCGTTGTCGTAAACTTTCTTAGCTGAAGGTGAGTAGGGAATCGTGTGAGTATTCACCATCTCACGACGGGCAGAGTTAGCAAGATCCTTCAGACGATTGGAGTGATTAGCATAGATCTCTTCCATCTTCGTACCCGAAGAAAGAGAATGCGCATCCTTAGCCTCAGCACCCTTAGTCGAAGACATCGTCTTCTTGATAACCGACTCAGTAATCTGTCCGGTCTTCTTGTTCACCTTAGTCTTAACGTAAGACTCTCCGGTGTTCTCGAAGACCTTCTCACCAGTCATCTTATCGATCGGACCACCTTTAGCAGCAGAACGTGGTTTGCGTGCATCCACCCTAACCTCTGAGGTAGTCCTAGAGATGAGAGTTGATGCACCACGATCTGCACCACCCTGATACTTTTCCTTGAGCTTAGCAATGCCGTTGTCGATGTAGGATTGCTTGTAGTTGAGGTTATGCTTCTCAGCATCGATGACCACCATCGAGTGCTTGACTGCCTGAGCAATCTCCTGTGTGTTAGCACCCTTGATGGTCATATCGGTGATGAGGTTTGAAACCTTACCCATCTCCTGTTGCTTCTGCTTAGGAGTCATCTTCTTCATACCCTCATATGCCGGATAGGCAGACTTAGGATCGAAGTTCTTCAAAGCAGAAAGCGCAGACGTAGACTTTACATGACCACTATTGTTAGGGATCACCAGAACAGTGTCACCATCGAAGTCTGCACCGGAGAGACGTTCAGCAACCTTAGAGTTAATACCGACAGCATCCTTGGCATCACCCAAGAGCTTCTTAGCATCAGGGTGTTGATTGTTCACCGTCAACTCAGGGATCTCAAAAGTTCCACCATGCGGGTAGCGAACCAGAGCTACTCGCTCACCATCACGAAAGTTCTGAGCATAGATCTCCGTATCCTTCATAGAATTCACAGGCAAGATGACCTGTGAACGCTGACGAGGAAGAGCAGCGGCCTTCAGATGAACTGATGCAGCATCTGCGTCGTCGGCATACGACTCAAGAAGTTTCTTACGAACCGCAGGGTTGGTAAGATTCATGATCTCATCAAGATCCTTCTTACGATCATCATACGCCTTATCCAGCTGCTGCTTAGCCAAGGTAGGCTTCTGCTTGGAAAGCATCTGAGAAGCTAGACTCTTAGACCACTTGTTCCAGTCGCCTTCCTCATTCACAAGGTTCATAGCAGAGGTAACCTTGTTAGTTGAAGGATCGATGATCTGCCGAACTACAGCACCGAAAGGATCATCCGGATCATCCTTCATAGCCTTCATAGCATCCAGCTTATGGGGTGCTTGCTCGCGAGTCTTATTCGTGTTGAACTGTAGATCCACACCATTGGGGAGGTCATCTTTGTAGATGGCCATACCTTTAAGATAGTGAGTCCCGTCAACTGCCACACGAACCTGAGCATAGCGATTAGCGCCGAGAGAGATGTCATCTTTGCCTGGACGGACATAGATCACACCATCAGCTGTAGCGCCACCATCTTCTCCATAGCGAACCGCAATACGAGAAGAGTCAATCGACAAAGGCTTCTGAAGACCGAGCATCGACCGACCGCCGTCTTCTGAGAATTCGGTAATCGACTGAATCTGACTCTTATCGGAGACGATGTCTTTGTAGGTTGTTCCGGGTTTAGCAAGAACCTTGATCAAGGTCTTATTTCCGGTACCAACCTGATCGACCTGAACATTCTCCAGAGAGTAGCCTTCAGACTTAAGTACAGCGAGAGCAGTATTGAGCTTCTCTCGAGAGACGCCGATATGGTGCTCAACACCGATACCAACATCAACCATACCTTTTCGATCAACCTGATCCCTCAACATATTCGAGGTGACCTGAAGGATGTCTGCTTTATCCTTGACGCCTGGAGCCAAAAGAGCACGAACAGAGGATTCGTTGATTCCCATACGCTGACCGATAGCCGTATTGGAATAACCCTTGTCCTTCAGGCGTTGGGCCATGCCGATGTCAGCTTGCTTCTTAGCATTTCGAGCAATAGTGTTCGTTGCTCGAAGATCGGTTGTCGTGAAAGGGTGATCGGGAGTTGAGAAAGCACGAGCAATCTCAACATCGCTCATACCCTTCTGACGAAGCTCAGCAACGGCCCCAAGAAAGTCTCGACTACGAGTTTCTTTATCCTTACCGGATCCCCAAGGATAACGACCGGACTTACGTGCGATTCCGTAATGCTCGAGGTAGTCGTCTTCATCGATAGTCAAGCCGAATTCGCTCAAGACAGCGCCTCCATTCGCATTGCCGTGATTCGCTTGTCGAAGTTGATGATCTTACGCATGATGAGATCCACGTCAACAGGATCAGCATCATAGATGCGAACTTCATCATTCTGATAAATCCGAAGCTCGATTTCGATCTCGAAGGGTTTGAAACCATATTCAAGGCAGAACATGGCTGCATAGATCTCAAGCTGATGTTCCGACGTCGGTGTAACACCATTCTTGAGATCATGAATGCGAAGCTTGTTCTTCTTGAAACTGATGGCATCCGCCGTACCGAAACAATTCTCCGAAACGAAGAGAACTTGCTCGGGATTCATCTTGAAGCCGATGGCGTCATTAACGTAGAGATTCAGAGTCTTCTTTGTTGCTGGGAGCTTGACACCCAAACGGATCAGATCATTGGCAAGCTGGTGAAGCTCAGTACCACGCTGCGCAGCCATGGCATTGAGGAACGTTCTATCCAGCTTGTCCTCGTCATAGTTGATCCAACTATATTTACTCGCGCTGAGAAACGCGTGCATACCGACGAGGTTTGAGTGCGCGTTGAAGATCACCGATTACTTCCTCTTCATTTTCAGGATAGATAAAGGCTGAGAATGTCATCTCGCCAAGATACCGAACGTAGTATTCCTGATTCGGCTGGCAGGACGCATTCGCTGAGGCCTTCACCTCAAGGACAGCCCAGCGGTCTCGGAAGAGAATGAGAAGATCAGGAAATCCCTGAAGGTAGTTCGCGTCGTTCTTGAGAACGATACATCCAGGGAGCAAGCTTCTGATCTTCTTGATCAAGTGAGCTTGAAAATCCCGCTCTTTCATGTCTCCTCCTCTCAAAAAGAAAATAGGTTTAATCCATCCCTTCTATTATATGCCACGATTTCGACGCGACTAAATATCTATTTTTCCAGCCAATACCGAAAACGGTAACCGGTTGGGAAGACTGTCCAGTTGTTGATCGATGACTCCCACAGTGTGTCTTCGATCAGACCGAAATAGCGACAGACTTCACGAGAGTTGGCGAACTTCTCTCCCGTGTCGATGCATTCCCATTGTGTTTCTTGTTTGTAGGTGCTAGGGTGTCGCCATTGAGCATGGTATTTGACAGCGAACCAGCGTGGGCGCCATGCTAGGTTGGTCACCGCATTGTTAGTACGATCACCATCGATGTTGATGGGGGTATCGAAATCATCACGACGGTGTGGCTCGAGAAACTCATTCGCGACGAGAACCGAAACCGATCGACGATGTTGTACTCGATCTCGAACCAATCCAGCCATGGCTATCCCTTGTTGATTTCGAACGAGGGCTAGAATACGATCAGTCTTCAAATTCTTGACTCGTCCGAGATTGCTCACGGCGTAACCAGGAAAGTCGTAAATTTCCTGCCAGACTTCCACCTTGTAGATGCTCCTTTCTTACCTTGACTTAATATCTAGATATTTCTGCCAAAAATTTTGACGAAAAGTCCTTTAGTAATTACTACTTTAATATCTAGATATTAAAGTCGTCGCGTGTAATTAATATTAAAGAAAAATCTTGGCAATGGCAGGTTAATATCTATTTTCTGGCCAAAATAGGCCTTTTTTCGCCCCTTTTTGACTTAATATCTAGATATTAACCATTTTTCGACATTTTCGATAGCGAACCTTTCTCATCGATTTTAGTCACTTTCCGAGCCACCCAAACACGACTTTTCCAAAACCGTTTCAAAAATGGCAGGTTAATATCTAGATATTTTCTCTTTTTCATGCCGCTCGATCATACTTCTGACGGTAGTAGGAGGACTCATTGAAGTTCTTTTTTGAGCTCAAAGACTTCCAAATAGCCTGATCGATCCACGCATTCGACTTCAAAATGTAGTAGTGAAGATCGAAATATGGGGTGTTCAGACGATCGATTCGACCCATCGATTGCTCGAAATTCTTGTACGAATACGTCAATGACCAGAACACCATCGCGTCCGTCTCAATGCAGTTCCAGCCCTCAGCACCAGCGACGTACTGCACAAGATAGACCCAACGATCACAGCTTGGAATCTGTTCGTGCTTGTGGCCGTTCCATTGAGCTATCTCTACCTGGTCTTGAAGGGTAAGGAGTATATCCAACTCATAATCAAAGGAATAGAAGATGATGAGCTTCGGGTGATCACGCATCAACACCTGAACCGCTTCAAGACGCGATTGATCCGAGTTAGCAATCTTTCGAGCTACCGAGAAAAGCTCAGCAACATCCTTCAAAGGACGATCTTCATAGACATGCCAACGCTTCTTGGAAGCCTTCTCGAAGAGCTCCTTATCATAATCCACATTGATTATATGAGCGTGACGAGTGGTATGACGCTCATAAGGCATCTCAACGAGAAGCTGATTACGAAGTCTAACAAGGCGACCAACCTCAATGTAGCGATCGATCTTCGGGAACTTTGAAAATGTGTTATAAACGATGTGCTGTCGTTTGAACTCTGTGCGATTGCGATAAAATCCATTGGCAATGAAAACGGGAATGTAGTCAGACCACGTATCTCCTGGTGTAGCACTCAGAAGGATCCACTTGTTCTTCTTGGCGATCTTGAGAAATGATTTCGTCCATGCACCAGATCCAACTAGCCTCTGTTCATCCCAGACGAAGAAGGCATTCTCAACCTTTTCATACTTCCCAATGTTATTCCAGCTATCAACTGTTATTTTGATTCCTGCAACAGACTGAGCAGGATCAGAAGTAAGGCTAAATTTCGCAGCATCAATCTCCCAGTCAAAGCTGTCACGTTTCTTAGCCGTCGTAATGATATAGAGATCCATAGGATGGCGAAGGCTAGCCAGATCGTTGAGGACACCACCCATCACCTTCGTCCAGTAATAGGCAAGAGATGTGATCGTCTTACCCGTTCCTACACCGCCCCATAAGATCTTACCATTATCGAGTTTGTCAATGGCCGTTTGCTGATGCGGATAAAGTTCTACGGACATTTCTTCCTTCTATTCCACATACTCGAATGTATAACCTCGATGTGATCGTGTTTGACCATTTAGAGCTTTCCATACACCCTTGAGAGTTCCATCAATAGATCGACTACACTCAGCTAGGCTTGAAAAGACTTCACCAGTCTCTATCAAACGAATGGATCTCATGTGTGATGGTTTTCTAAGCCCGGTTCTCAGAGCATGTTTATTGTTATCACTATATGACACCCATTCAAGATTCCAAACACAGTTGTTCAATTTATCACCATCGACATGATTAACACATAAACCATCAATATCATTTAGATCATAAAATGTTTCAGCAACCAACCGATGAACATAACGTTGCAGCATTTTTCCATTATGGATAAGGTTTACTTTCAAATAACCATTTCCAGAGTCGAAAGGCTTAAGAATGTGATCATTCATACGATTGACAACTCGCCCGATATTACTAATTAAATATCGAGGTGCTTCTTCGATCTCTAGCCAAATTTCCATCATTCCTCACCTCCTTAATTCTTACATCGATCAACCTCGCCTAGTTCAAAATAGAGACCTCTTCGTTCATTCGGAGTAAGAAGACTGCTACCACCTTTTTCCTTCGGTGGACGAGGTGGCTTAAGTGTTTCTCGAATGTCGCACTCGATCTCCATCTTTGCAATGCAGTCATAGCAAGGTTTACCTTTCTTGTGTTTGTGTTGGGTTTCGTCCCTCTCGACAAGAGCGAACTTAGCAAGATAGAAGACGCAACACCCCACGATGATGAAGATACAACTAATGATCATGCTTCCTCCTCCGTCATAGGATTTGCATTCCTATCCCACTTAGCACTACACCATCGACACTCATAATAGGAAACATAGCCTTGCTCGTCATCAACACCGTGTGTAGTGTAAATAATCCTCCCATCACGGTAGT